GATCTCTATGAATATATTAAAGGATTAAAACTACCGTTTGATATACGTGATTACCAATTTGATGCAGTTTCTACGGGAATCCATAGAAAAAGAGGCATACTCTTATCACCAACAGGATCTGGTAAATCTCTTATCATATACGCTTTAGTGCGTTATTGGTTAGAAAGGCTTACCACAGGGTATCGCTATCCACAGAGCGGCAGAGCTTTGATCATCGTACCTACTACCTCACTCGTAGAACAAATGTATACGGACTTTATAAAGTATGGCTGTGGAGAACGCGCCATGCACAGAATATATTCCGGTAAAGATAAAAAGTTCGAAGCTGCGATATGCATTAGTACATGGCAGTCGATATATAAACTACCGCGTGACTGGTACTCACAGTTTGGTATGGTGATAGGTGATGAGTGTCACGGTTTTAAATCTAAATCACTTATGTCAATCATGAACAAAGCCAGTGAAGCTGAATACAGATTCGGTACGACTGGCACACTCGACGGGGCCCAAACACATGAACTCGTACTCCAAGGTCTATTCGGTAAGATATACCGCGTTACCACAACAAAAACCTTACAAGATAACAATACTCTCGCCAGCCTTACCATTAAACGAATCGTACTTAAGTACTCAGAAAAAATACGTAAGGAGTTTGGTAAACAACCATATCCGGATGAAATCGACTTCATTGTATCCAATGACAAGAGAAATAGATTCATACGAAATCTGGCCGTAGATCTTAAAGGCAACACACTAATACTTTATAACTACGTTGAAAAGCACGGTAAGCCACTTTACGATTTAATAGATAGTAAAGTAGATGAGAACAGAAAGGTATTTTTTGTATCGGGTGGAACAGCAACTAGTGATAGAGAAGCGATACGTGCTATCGTAGAAAAACAAAAAGATGCTATCATCGTTGCGTCACTTGGAACCTTTTCAACAGGTATAAATATTAGGAACCTTCATAACATTATCTTTGCTTCACCAAGTAAGTCACAGATAAGAGTGTTACAGAGTATCGGTAGAGGGTTACGTAAAACAGACGATGGAAAAGCTACTACACTATATGATATATCTGACGATATAAGTTGGAAAACGCGTAAAAATTATTCTTTACTACATTCATTTGAACGATTAAAGATATATCAAAAAGAACAGTTTGAGTACAAAACCGTAGAACTGGAGTTAAAATCATGAAAGCTATGTATAAACAATTTAAGCTTACTAGTGGAGAAGAACTTATATGTGAGTTAGTCGAAACTAATGATGCAGACGAAGGTATCACAGACGTTATTATAAGACGCGCTATGAAAATTGTAACTACTGATGATCTCGAAGAAAACACACGCTATTATACGTTTAAACCATACGTTACTTTTCAAGATGATACTACAGATTTGATAGCTCTCAACTCTGTTCATATAGTAAGTGAGTCTACACCCTCAGAAGTTGTCATGACACACTACGCTAGCGCGCTTGCAGACGCTGATAAATTTAACAAGATACGTAAGTCCACAAGTGTATCACTATCTGAAGTTCAAGCTAAGTTAAAAGAACTTACAGAAGAAGAAATGGACGAGTTTCTAGCTTTAAAATTATCTGAAATTGAAGAAACTGAATTAGATAAATCAGATTCACAAATGTCTAACATTATTAAATTCAAACCGAGAGGGACATACCATTGAGCTTCTTAGTACATCCACTGCCACCAGAAAATGTATTAGTGAGAAAAGAATATCTCTATGATCTAGAACGCGGTCACGGAGAATACACACCTGGCATTTGGATCTCGGTAAAATCAACACAATATAAAGCGTTATACTTTGAAACGCTTCTCACAGAATATGGAGCATTGTATGACAAACTACCTCTGTCGGCTTTCGTTTGGAAAACAGATCATGGTGATCTACCTCTTGATGTTCTTCAGCTGTGGGATTGCTTTGATTACGACCTTACTGTAGTTGAAAAACCTTTGCTAAGTCGGTGTGAGTTTTTCGGCAAAGACAAGAACATGCACGCGGGTGAGTATATGTTTACTATTGATAACGCACATCGGGATAGATCGACAATAGATATAAACTTTTCTGAACACGACCCAGAACATAAAAGCTTTAACGTAATACAATTGGATAATGGACAATTTGCAGCTCAACCTAATAACAGAGTCATATGGCGTGATTCAAGTTTAACGCCTGATAAATTAAAACGTCCGGATTTTAAAGTATGTACGCAGAACTATCGTGTAGAAACAGAACCTAAGTGGTCTGTAGGACATACTGATGAGTGGCAATATATGACTAAGGACGAGGTATCCACCCTCCGGAAAGAATCTTAATTTATTATACCACAACGTACGAAAAAGTACACCATTATTTTTTACATTCAAAACTAAAATAATCTATTTACAAATATAGCTCACTAGTATATAATAACTATATAATGAAGGAGGCGACATGGCGCGCACACAACGAAAAAGTATTCACTATGTCAATAACGCTGAATTCTCTCAAGCAGTAGTTGAGTATGTTACACTAGTTCAAGAAGCCAAGAAGCAAGAAGAAACTCTTCCAATTGTACCTGATTATATTGCCAGCTGTTTTCTACGAATAGCTGAGGGTTTGTCTCACAAATCTAATTTTATTCGCTACACATATCGCGAAGAAATGGTAATGGACGCAGTAGAAAATTGTTTGAAGGCTATTGAGAACTATAACTTAGAAGCAGCTACCAGAACCGGCAAGCCAAACGCTTTTGCGTACTTTACACAGATTACATGGTACGCTTTCTTAAGGCGTATTGCCAAAGAGAAGAAACAGCAAGACATTAAATTAAAATATTTGACAAAGTCGGGCATTGAAAACTTTATGGTAAATGAACACGGCGATGAAATGTCTCAACAAGTTGTTGGTGCCTTTGTCGATACACTTAGAGATCGCATTGAAAAAGTAAGATTCACAGATAATATTATTAAAGAGGAAGTGATAAAAGAAAAGAAGAGGCGCAAGTCAAAAAGTGCTGATTCTGATTTATCAGAGTTTTTAACATGAAAAAAATTATTGAGTTCCTTAAAAGTAAGGACGATATTGAAATGTTTATGATTACTTGCGTATTAGGTACTATCTTTGCATTCTTTATCTATTGTGTTTGGAGTCTAATTAATTGAAGGTAGCAGTATTAAATGACACACATTGCGGTATACGTAACTCATCCGAGATCTTCCTCGAAAATGCCAGGGTATTTTACTCAGAGGTCTTCTTTCCTTACTGTAAAGAAAACGGGATCGAGCAAATCATACACTTGGGCGACTATTATGACCACAGGAAGTTTGTAAACTTTAAAGCATTAAATCATAACAGGCAACATTTTCTTAACCCATTACGCGAAAATGGTATGAAGATGGATATTATTCCTGGCAACCACGATACATATTATAAGAACACAAACGATCTTAACTCGTTAAAAGAATGTCTTGGTCACTTTATGAATGAGATTCATATCATCATGGAGCCAAGAGTCATGGAGTATGGGTCACTAAAGATCGCTATGTTACCGTGGATTAATCAAGAAAATTACGATGACTCTATGAAGTTTATAGCAGACTGTAAAGCTGACTGGCTTGGCTCACATTTAGAACTCAACGGGTTTGAAGTAATGCGTGGTATGACAAGCAAACACGGCATGGATCCAAAACTTTTTTCTCGATTCGAGCTAGTTTTATCGGGTCATTATCACGTAGCCTCACGTAGAGATAACATCTGGTATCTAGGGTCACAGATGGAGTTCTTCTGGTCAGACGCCCACGATCCAAAGTATTTTCACGTTATTGACACTGAAACAAGACAGATAGAAAAAATTAGAAATAATAACACTTTGTTTGAAAAAATAGTGTACAATGACGACAAAATGGATTATAATAACTATAACATATCAAACTTAGACGGTAAGCTCGTAAAAGTCGTGGTAGTAAATAAAGCTGATACGTTTACGTTCGATCGTTTTATTGACAGGTTACAGTCACAAGATATATACGAACTGAAGATAGCAGAAAACTTTCAAGAGTTTGCCGGTGAAAATATTGAAGATGAGAAAATTAATTTTGACGATACACAAGAAATAGTTGACTCATATATCGATGCGGTAGATACAGATTTAAATAAAGATAAGATTAAAGTACAAGTGCGCGAACTTATGATTGAAGCACAAACTTTGGAATTTGCATGATAAAATTTAAGACTCTTCGGTATAAGAATTTTCTATCGTCTGGAAATAACTTTACTGAAATAGAACTTGACAAAAAGAAGTCAACGCTTGTTGTCGGTCAAAACGGCGCGGGTAAATCAACTATGTTAGATGCTTTGTCATTCGCTTTATTTGGCAAAGCTCATCGTAATATTAATAAGACACAACTTATTAACTCGATTAATAATAAAGGCTGCTTAGTAGAAATAGAATTTAGTTTAAGTGGAAACGAGTTTAAAGTATCGAGAGGAATCAAACCTAACGTATTTGAGATTTGGAAGAACGGCACTATGCTTAACCAATCATCTCATTCACGTGAATACCAAAGGATTCTCGAACAGAACATACTAAAACTTAATCATAAGTCGTTTCACCAGGTAGTTGTATTGGGTAGCTCCTCTTTTATACCTTTCATGCAACTACCTTCACATATTCGTAGGGAGGTCATTGAAGATCTTCTCGACATCAACGTCTTTTCGAAGATGAACATTATATTGAAAGAAAAAAATGTACAGTTAAAAGATAAACTCAAACAGATAGACTACAACATAGATATTGTGAAAACTAAAATTGAATCTCAAAAGAAGTATATTCGCGATATCGCAGCACTAACTGAAGAGAATCGAAAGGACTATGAATCTAGGATACAAGCATCGCAGAGTGTCATCGATGAACTACAGGCTGAGAATAGTGAGCTTAGCCTCGGACTCGATGAATCTGTATCAGAAGCCGATGAAAGGTTACGATCTTTACAGGATAGGAAACAGAGTTTACTCCTCCGAGGTCAAGATCGGCAATCGGCTATCCGCGACCTCGAGAAGCGGATCACCTTTTTCGAAGAGAATGAGTCGTGTCCCGTGTGCGACCAAGCCATTTCAGACGGCCATAAACATGCGATTCTATTATCGACACAAGAAGATAGGGATCGGCGGAAGGCAGAGATTAAGCAAATCGGAACGGAAGGCCAAGGAGTGGAATCGGAGATTGAGCAACAGACTGGCTTACTTTCAACGCTTCGAGATCGGGTACATAAACTCACTGCCAACACCAAAGAGATTTCGAAACTGCAAGCGACCATATCTGATTATCGATCGCATATAGAAAAAGAAATCGGTACGGATCTTACTGAGGCTCGTACCGATCTACAAAAATTTGAAGATGATAGAAGTAATGAGCTAGAAGAAAAATTAAAACTTTCTGATGATTTAAATTATAATTCTGTCATTATTGAAATGTTAAAAGACACAGGTATTAAGACTAAGATTATTAAACAGTACCTACCAGTAATGAATAAACTAGTCAACCAATACCTACAAATCTTAGACTTTTTTGTACACTTTCATTTGGATGAATCATTTCAAGAAGTAATAAGATCTCGACACAGAGATGAATTTAGTTATGATTCTTTTAGTGAAGGCGAGAAGCAAAGGATTGACTTAGCACTTCTCTTCACGTGGCGCCAAGTGGCAAAGATGAAGAACAGTGTATCTACTAATCTTTTGTTACTCGATGAAACGTTTGACTCATCGCTTGACCATGACGGCGTAGAAAACTTACTTAAGATTCTATATACGCTAGGTGAAGATACAAACGTATTCGTCATATCGCATAAAGGCGATATACTCGACGGCAAGTTCGATAGTAAGATCGAGTTTGTCAAAGAAAAAAACTTCAGCCAAATGAAAATTGGTGTACAAGCGAATGAACTTGTGGTATAATATACATATCTTTTGGAGGATATATAATGGAACTAAATGAGAATACTCTCAACGTGTTAAAAAACTTTTCTGGTATTAATCAGAATATGTTGATTCAACAGGGCAACACAATTAAAACTATTTCCGAAGCTCGCAATGTATTGGCCACAGCCGTGGTTGAAGAAGAGTTTCCACAACCTTTCGGCATCTATGATCTCAACGAGTTCATTGGTGTCCTTGGATTGGTAGATACACCTAGGCTTAAGTTTGCCGAAGAGTATGTTACCATCGGCGACTCAACCGGTCGCTCAAAAGTCAAGTACTTCTTCTCACCAGAAGAAACACTGACAACCCCGCAAAAAGATATTAACATGCCGGAAACGGAAGTTAAATTTACACTGACAAACGATACTCTCAACAAAATTAAAAGAGCCGCATCCACTCTTGGACATGATGAAGTATTGATTACTGGCAAAGACGGTGTACTAAGTCTTTTTGTGGTTGACAGCCAGAACTCGACGTCAAACGCTTTTTCGATAGACATTGACGGCGAGTTTCCTAATGATACAAACTTTAACTTTATTTTGAGTATTTCGAATCTTAAGATTCTTACCGGTGACTATGACGTAGAAATATCGAGTAAGTTGATTTCTTGTTTCAAACACAAAGATCTTAACGTTAAGTATTGGATTGCACTTGAAAAAACATCTTCGTACGGAGTATAATATGACTGAAGAAAATCAAGAACCAGATAAGATGGATCACCTAATGACATTGTCTAATCAAGTATCACGTTCATGTGTTGCTGTGATTGACGCTATGTCACAGCGTGGTGCAGTAAAGGGTGAAGAAATGTCAACCCTTGGTAAATTACGCGATGATGCTGTACAGATCATTCAGCTTGTTGAGACCATTCAACAAGAGAAAGCGATGGAGGAAGAATAAGATATTTACTTACTCAGTGTTTTGTGGTATAATTTTATTATGGAGTAGTAAATGTCTAATAACTTCCTTTGGGTCGAAAAGTATCGGCCGCGTACAATATCAGAAACTATCCTACCAGATAGTTTAAAACAAGTCTTTCAAAAGATTGTAGAGACCGGTGAACTTCCTAACATGTTGTTCACCGGCTCTGCTGGTCTTGGTAAGACTACAGTTGCCAAAGCTTTGTGTAACGAGCTCGGCAATGACTTTATTATTATCAATGGTTCCGAAGAAGGTAACATTGATACGCTAAGAACAAAGATCAAACAGTTTGCTTCCACTGTGTCACTACAGGGTGGATACAAAGTTGTGATTCTTGACGAGGCAGATTATCTTAATCCACAATCAACTCAACCTGCGTTGCGTGGATTTATCGAAGAGTTTGCCAACAACTGCAGGTTCGTACTTACATGCAATTTTAAGAATCGTATCATTCAACCTCTGCACTCTAGGTGTGGTGTGTATGAATTCAATACGTCTAAGAAAGACATGGCTCAACTTGCTGCTAACTTCATGGAAAGAGTTACGGCAATCTTAGAAGCTGAACAAGTTGAGTATGACAAAAGAACAGTTGCCGATTTAATTATGAAGTTTGCACCCGATTGGAGGAGGGTACTCAATGAACTACAAAGATATTCTGTTCTGGGGTCTATTGCTGGGCCTGTTTCTAGCACTAGTGGTGGATCCTTTGACGAGTTATATGCTCACTTAAAATCTAAAGACTTCAAAAAAATGCGTGGCTGGGTTGTCAATAACATCGACACAGATGCAGCTGCAATCTTTCGTGGTCTATACGATTCTATGTACGACAAAGTCGCACCACAATCTATACCACAACTTGTTTTAATCCTTGCTGACTACCAATATAAAAATGCATTCGTGGCTGATCACGAATTAAACGTAGTCGCATGTCTTACGGAGGTAATGGCTAATGTCCAATTCACTTGAACTTACACTTTACACACAGAACGGCTGTAAGTACTGTACACAAATGATCGCAAAACTTTTATCATGGAACTATAACGTTAAAGAAGTAAATATCTCTGGAGATAAAACCGCTAAAAACTTTTTGAAAGAAGAAGGTCACAAGTCTGTGCCTCAACTATACTGGAATCAAAAACATATTTTTGGTGGTAGTGTAGAAGAAGTAACTAAAGATCAAATAGAGGAGTTGATTGATTATGAAAACTATATTGGAGGTCCTACAGAATTTAGGTCCTGACTGGACAGCTTTTATACTTACAATGCAAGTTGCTTTGATTATGGGATACTTTGAATATTCAAAAACAACTATGTTGTTGGTATGTGTGGGCTTATATTGTTTTCTAAGATTTGTGCAAAGACCATGGAGTCATTATGACGACGAATCCCTTTGAATATTTAACTGCTATCAATGACACAAAGAAAGATGTTATGGTAGATGATATAGCCGAGAAAGGTTATAACGCTTTCATGGTCAATCGCGGCTTGTCTTACTTTAATGATACAGTCTTATTTGCAAATGAAATGAATTTGAATGCGCACTTGGATAACCGTTTACAATTCGACTTTCTTATAAATATAGTAAGAAGGCGGAAAAGATTTTCTAAGTGGATGAAACCTGAAACCGCCAGTGACGTGGAAGTTGTCAAGGAATATTATGGCTACAGTAATGAAAAAGCCCGCCAAGCCTTGACCCTTCTCACACCTGAACAAATAATAGATATAAAAAAGAAGGTGTATAAAGGTGGAAGAAAATAATATTGTAGAATGGAATCCTACATCTATGCTCGAAATCTCTTTAAACGAGCCAGATGATTTTCTAAAAGTTAGAGAAACGCTTACACGAATAGGTGTAGCATCCCGTAAAGATAAAAAATTATTTCAGTCTTGTCATATAT